ACTCCTGTTCGTGTTGTATGTGCTAACACTCTAAACCTTGCTCTATCTGGTCTAAAAGGTAAAAAGGGTTTGAAGCAGACATTCAAGATTAGACACACACAAACAGCAGAAGGCAAAATCGCAGTTGCGAGAGAAGCATTAGGATTAGCAAACGCTTATCTTGATGAGTTTGACCTGCTTGCTAAGTCTATGATTGAAAAAGAAATCACACAAAAGCAATTCAACGACATTATTCTAAAAGCGTATCCAATGCCAGAAAAAGACAGCAAGGGTTCAATGAAGAAGTGGAATGATAAGATTGAACTTATCCAAAACATTTACACTGGACAATTCAACAACACCATCTCTGGAACTGCTTGGGGTGCTTTGAACGCAATGACAGAACGCCTAGATTGGTATCGCAACTCTCGTGGTGAAAACAAGGAAAGCATTTATGCTTCGGCTTCTGGCTTTGACCCTGTAATCAACGCTGAGAAAAATCGTTTGATGAACTTGGTTCTCGCAAGCGTATAATCCAATAGACCTGAGCAAGTCTAAAAACTGCTCAAACCCCTTGACAAATCAAAATTTCGGTGCGCAAAATTTCTAATAGTATAACTAGATAAAGATGTTTGATTACGATAGTGTTACGATTTCCCCGAAACCCTTTACAATGTCAGTGGTCTTCTGTATAATTGAACTATGAATGAAATTATTACCCTTACCCCTGTCTATGACGAAGATAACGCACCTTACATCTACCCTGACGCAGATGACTTACAATCCTATCAAAGATTACAGTTTATCGTGTGGGGGCTAGAAAGCCTAGAAAAGCAATTATGGAACTCTGCTGAACGAGGCTGGCACGACACCAGTGGTCCTGAATTCCAATCATTCCTAAAGATGATTAGGGGTTTGTATCACGATAAGGCTAATAGTCTTATTCCACATAACAACAAAATCCTAGATGACGAGATGTTAGAGCAAGCATCACAGATGTTCTAATGTCAGTGGTCATTGCTATAATTGTATTATCAAATCCCTTAGAGAAAGTTAGAAATGCGTAAATACGAAGTAAAAATCCAAGTCAATTACATTGGCGACATTGAAGCAAACAGCGAAGCAGAAGCAGAACAGATGGCTTGGTCTGCCTATTATGGTGATGACCCTGCTCTACAATACGATAGCGTAGAGAGCATTGAAGTTGATGAGTATGACCACTGCGAAGAATGCGACAATCCAGAAGAAGATTGTGAATGCGAACCAGAAGAAGAAGATAATGAGTGAGTGTGAATGCGACAAAGTAGAATGTCCAAGACACGAAGGCAGTTTTGATTGTCATTCATTCTGCGACATTTGCGAAGGTAATCAGGAATACTGTATCACCCACGATGAATGGGAAACAGAACAAGCAATAAACTATTTACAAGAAAGAGCAGAGAAACGAATGAATAGAACTATGCTGGAAGAACATAGAGAAGAACTAGCAATACTAGAAAACGAACTACATACCAAAGCCCTTAGCAAGTATGCTGTTGCGTGTATTGAAGGTCGCATTAGCGATTTAGATAGTATGATTGCTCAGGATGAATACTGGGAGAAATTGGAGAAGAAGAATGTTTGAACTAGCGGACGAACTATACGAGCCTAAGAAGATGGTAGTAGCAACAATACGCTACGCTATTGAAGTAAACAAGGATAATGTCTTTATGAGTGAAGTAGAAGACTTTGATTCATCATGGCAGGATGAAAATGACTATGAAGATTTGAAGCGAACTGATGCTGAACTTGAAAATGCAGCGGTAAGTGAACTTGCAGAAATCATTTACAATTCTATCAAGTATAATGACCTTGCTGACATGATTGAAATAGAAATCACTGATGCTGTATGATGATTGGTCTAGTTATGTATTTTGATGAAGATGAATACAAATCTAACTACCCTGACCTTGACCGTGATGACCTTATTACTTTATTCAAGGAAGACTTTGTAGATACCGTCCAGAAGCAATGGACATACAACGATTTATTTGAAAGTTTGGAGGTAGTGAATGAGTGAAGATAGAGAGATGATGATGTCAATGATTAATAGTTTTTTAATGATTGACGGTATTGATGACCTGCGGACTAGTCACATCCTAAACCTAATGAAGATGCGGTTAGAAGAGAGTGATGAGTTTAATAACTTTGTTTCACATGCTAGGGAAGTTTTGGCTGACATATAGGGATAATAGGGGACCAGGGTGGTTGGAGCAATCTGACTGCCCTGGTTTTGTGCGCAAAAATAATTATGTAAACTAATAGTCATTCCAGGTGATTACGATACGATAACAATTTCCCCATGATTATGTAAACTAGATTTCATCCTGGTTGATTACGAACTTGTAACAATTTCCCTGAAACTATTGCAAATGTCAGGGGTATCCTGTATCATAGATATATAAACCTAAGAGAAAGAGATAACCCTATGCACACAATGCAATATCTAGCAACAGAACTAGAACTTGATTTAGAAGATGACACACCTGACGAAGAACTACAAGAATTAGCACAAGCACAAGTAAGCGAATGGCTGAACTTTGAATCAAACGACAGTGGCTTTGTTGGTGGTTGGTCAGATTGGTATCAAGTAGGCGGTAGATGGGCTGATATGCCTGTTCTTATCTACAATGATGACAATGCTTGTTCATTTCTATCAGCATTAGACGAGATTGACAAAAGACAATTAGACCAATTCAACGAGTATTTTGCTGAGTTTGATTTCCCTACTGTGAATGCTGTTATGACTAAGTATTCTAATGGTGAAGAAGTTGAATACCGTGAGATTTACGAAGCCAATGTATCTAGTTTGTCATCTGCCTTGAAGATTATGCGTGGCTACTGGAACTGGGATAGTGGCTTCTTCGATACACAAGATTGCACAGTAAAGACAGCCCCCCTACGCAAAAAACTGGGTATTGACAAAACACAGTATCGTAGTGTATACTGTTTAGTGCCAGTAGATTTCCATTTCTAAGAGAGAGAGTAAACCCTATGGAAGAAATAACTGTTCCTGTTCGTTTTTGGTATTCCCAAGAATTCACGGTAGAAGTAGAAGACCCAGAAGACTATAACGACATTCACGATAAAGTGTCTGAACTTGCTAATGAGATAAAAGTCTGGGATGGTATAAATAACTATACTGTTGAATTTGATGACTACGAAGTGGAAGTATAATGAGCAATATGACCTATGAAGAATGGGAAGTCAAATACAAACCTATCCCTAATCACATAACTGGTGAATGTTGTTCTTTTGAGACATATGGCGATGAACTTGCCTTTGTATCTTCACAAGACCCTAATACTATCTGGACTGAGATGGATGGCGATAACGGTGTTTATATTGTTAATGGTTATCACTATGTAAATCGTATTCAATACTACATTACTGAAGTACCGTGGCAACCTGACGATGACATCTGTATCACCCTATGCGAGTATGTCGTATGTGACTGCTATGATGTAAATGATGAAGAAGCAGAACCTAGCACGGATTGTGAACGGTGTTGGGGCGAAGGAATTTATACAGAATGGAGAGACTAATGAGTGAGTTAATTGAATTTATTAAAGATATGATGGAACTGGCTAGAGACGATATGAATCAGTCAGAGTCATTTGGTGCTAAAGAAGATGTAGCATATGCTGAAGGTGCTTACAATGCATACGAAGTAATGTTAAAGAAGTTAGAGAGTGATAATGAGTAACTGGAAAGATTCTGACGAATTTACGACTACCTTCCGTAGTATGAAGAAAGCCCAGATGGAAGCATATAACGATGGGTGGGAAGATGCCATCAACTATGTTATTGACATTTCGAAGTATATGCGGTATACTAATCCTTATATAGGACCAGTATTAGAAGAATTGGAGCAGAGAATAGTATGATTACATGGGATTTAAATCTATGGTTCAAAGAAGACGTTGTAAATGATGAAGTGGTTATGGAAGATGTAATCACCATCAACCCTGCTGTATACGTTGCAGATGATGACACTGTTTATGGTGCTGTGCGGAAAGTTTATACTGGCATTCTTTATAAGTGTACCCCAGAAGAGACAGTCAAAATCCGTGCGTTCCGCAGTATCGAAGAATACGGTAATGACTGGTTCGACTTTGCTGATGAACTACATGCATTGGATATTAGCAGGGGTATTCAGCATTTCCTAGAAGAACTACCAGAAGCGTCAGATATCAAGATAGATGACGTTGATGATTTATATCATGTAACATCTATGCAGGAATTACAAGACTTAGTGGGTTGAGAACACTCCCTGCTAACGGTCAGAGCAGTTAGGGGTTTCTGTGTCTGACTATTTGGGGAAGCATGAGCCGCATATTGCTACTTGTGCTTCCCCTACATTTTTGGTATAATAGAATATTGGAGTATTAGATGAGAAAACAAGCAAAAACGAAAGAAGAAAAGTTTGCTGAGATAGTTAGTAATTGGATTTTAGATTTGAGATTTGACCTAGAATTTGCTGGAAGATATCTGGCTTGGTCATTACCTAATGTAGCGTATAGAAGATTAGTAATTATCCTAGAAGCAATGAAACACGAAAGAGAAAATAAAAATGACAAAAACATCATTTGAAGATAGATGCAACATTCTTTCTGAATTATGGATGAACTATAGAAACGACCAGAACTTTAATGATTTTATTAGTTATAATGATTTGGGTCTACCGTTGGCTTATGCTATCCAGACTAATTTGGTAAAGGCTAATAAGGGCGGTATCGAATACATAAATGAAACCTTTGACCTATTACTAAGTAGCCTAGAACTACAAGATAACGGTTATGTAACATTAGATGACATCTTCCTTGACAATCAGCAGTAGTAGGAGTATAATTGTATTATGGAAAATAAAGTAGATTATACAGTATCACGACACGAAGTAGAAACATTCTTTTCACGCACATTCACAGATAAGCAGTGGGAAGTATTGGCTAGTGAGATTGAGAGTATCTTTTATCACTATCTATGGTCTGACCTGCCTAGTATTGTAGAAGACATTGACAATCTTGTTGACCAAGATTCTAAGTTCGACTAAATAATTTAGTATGCCCTTGCAGAAATGCAGGGGTATATTTTTTTGCGCAAAAATTATAACAAATTTATAACATTAACAAATTCACTATTGACAAATAGGGATTACGATGGTATAATATTTTTTCCCAAATCCTCATATATCCAAATTAAAATAAACAGACATTACGAACATATCAAAAAATCCCCAGAGTTTATTATCAGGTATATTGTCTATAGGGGTATTACGAACACTTCTTTAAATACCCTGGCAAGCCAGGCTGCCGAAGGCAGGGTACACAAACAATCCTTGATAACAATTCCCCCTAGTATATATACACTATACAGGTATTACGAACGTGTATAGTTTTTGCACATTTTTATACATATTATGTTTGTTTATTTAATATTTGATATATTTTTATAACAATTTGATAAAAAACCTTGACAAATTTGTATTTTTGTGCATAGGGGTATTTGGGGTATGAAGTGGAGGGAAATGTTTGATATGGGGGCTATTTGGATATGTGAGTGGAGGGATTTGTGGAAAAATGATTACGAGGCTTATTAGTGTTTGTTCTATAACCCATACCATTTATCTCCACTTCCCTCCACTATGATATGAAATAATATCAGTAAGATTTATCTGTGGATAAACATGTGTATAACCCTGTGGATAACTTTACGATGTGTGTAAAAATCAGGGGTATTTATGTGTATAACTATCTATGCTTTTGGATGTTTTCTTCTAAATTCATCTGACTTTACATCAACAGTAGGTACATTAGCATTTCTAGCCATTACGAACCCACCAATACTTTTCCGAGTTTCATAGGTATAGGCAAATCCCCATAGCCAGACTTTGAACATAAAGAGTTTATTCTTTCTTGTTCCTTGTGTGAGTTTCTTATACCTAAATGTTTTTATATGCTTATTCATTTGTATTCTTTCTACTAGGGATTACGAAGGCTTCTTTTGATTCCCCCGAAATTTCTATAAGTTTTATAACTTCCCACAAATCAACTAATGTATGTTTATTTTCTTTGATTAGTTTAATTATGCGTTCATTCTCAAACCGAACACCTTTCTCAAAGTCAGGTAGTTCATGTAGTTCTACATCTATATCTTTTATTCTTCCCATCCAACTAACTCCTTATCTTCTTGGTGGTTCTTTACGATAGGCAAAATGTCTTTCACTTCTATCGGTGTTTCTTGTAGCCAATCAATGTTCTCAATATGGCTAGACAATAGGTCTATGATTTGGTTCTTCTGTTCAACCATACCTGCTTCATAGCCATGCTCCCAACCCTTATCATATCCTTTTTGAATTAGATTAACTCGCCATCTGAAAATTTTTGGTAATTTCATGGTTCTCCTTAAACTGTGGGTCATGGGCAACCCAATAATACTTGCAAGGCACTTTACGGTCAGGGCAACACGGATTACTGTCGCTAAGTGACGAATAGAAATCTACATAATAGATAGGGTCTTTGGTATATAGATTAGCCTTATGGCTAGTAATTAGTCTATCTAATGCAAATGGGTCTTTGTACCACATAGGAATTGAATACCCCCACAAATCGCCAACAAGCGACTTTAGATTGGTAAGGTTTTCTACGTTCTTATCAGTTTTAATGCCACGCTTATTTGCTTCGGCAACCATAGCCATAACATACAGCCATAGTTGTCCTTCGTGGTTACGCCACATCTTAACAGCAGGATGATTACGCCAAGCGGCTTTAGGGTCATCGTTAGATAGTACTTTTAGAATTTGGTAGCCTTCTAGAATTTGCTTGTTTAGGCGTTTAGAATCTAGGGCTTGTGCAGATTTGTCAAACTGCTTGTATGGTAAAAAGGTTTGCATATGCTCTCTCTCATTTAATGGACCTTGTATACATCAAGTATACAGGATATTCGCTTGCTTGTCAAGCGTTTAGACCTCTTATTTTCGCCCGAATTTTAAATTAGAATATGCTTCTTTAATTATTTTAGCAGTGGTGGCAAAGTCCAATATTTGTCGTATCTCTATTTTACCACTTCACAAAATGGCTGTCAAGTGGTATAATAAATATATGATGAATAAAACACGATTTTTAATTGATTCTAAGCGTACCTATGTGGTTAAAATAGATAATGATACTGAAATAGAAGTGTCTGGTTCTGATATTGTTAGACTGGCTACCGCCATTTCTAAACAATATGAATATTGGAACAATGTAAATAAACCTATTAGACATTTGGAAGATTTGGATGAAACAGGAAAGGTTTGGTTCTAATGGCTAAAGCAAGATTAGCGTTTTTATTTGGTTGGGGGCTGTTTATGCTTATTGCACAAGTTCCAATTATATTGATTGGTAGTGCCATTGGCTATGAGCCATATTCAATAGGGGTTATGGAATTATTGGCTGCAATTTTAACAGTAATGTTTACTACTATTGTTCTTGTAGGGGAGGGTATCGATGGCAAAGAAATTATCCACAAGAAACGCAGACAGAAATAATGGCAAGGCTTTTAAAAAGCATCCACTGAAGTTTGACCCAATCAAGCGTAAATTAGTTAAGGTTAAGTAATGGCTAAAGAGCAGGTTCGCATCTGTGGTTTTTGTATGACAGGACATCACTGGAACTGTAAAAAGATTATTACTTATTATGAGAAAACATGGGTGTGTGAGTGTCCCCATCCTGACGATATTCTTCCTGACACTCAAGACAAAAGTGAGTAGACATTGATGGCGAACATCCACCCAAAACAATTTCATCTCTTTTAGACATTTCAATAAGGTCTTTTCCAGGGAATCCATAAACAATAGGGACAAGGACAGAGTTACATGTTGGACATTTCATGCTATAAGTATATCACGAAATAAGGTATAATAGAAGTATGGAAAATAAAATAGCAATAGTTTTGCCAGTTAGAAATTTTGGCACAATGAGATACGAAAGACTACCAAGATGTCTTGATTCTTATCTTGAAATGACAGAAGGCTTGGCTGATGTCTTTGTATTACATGATGATGATGAATGTGATATATATGACCCCATTCTTGAAAAGTACCCTTCGGTAAATAACCTATGTATTAAGTCTGGACTAACATTGATGGAAAAAATAAATGTTCCTGCACTTGATATAGCAAATAAATATAAGCATATTGGTTTTATCGGTGATGACATTGTATTTAGAACAAAATGGGAATCTGAATTTATTTCATTTTTGTCAAGTAGAAAAATTGCTCTAGCATTTGCAAATGAAAATACTCCATATGCTGGTGGCTTGGCAGCACATCCATTTATTAATAGTAGCATGGTTAAAGCAGTAGGATTTTTTGGATGCCCTGTTGTTACGCACCAATTTTTTGATAATTATTGGCATGAAATAACATTAACAATTGGAGAAGTAAAGTATTTTCCAGATATCATAATGGAACACAGGCATCCAATAGTTTATAAAGATATAAAGGATAAACTTTATGAAAAAATTGAAAGTGATTTTCCGATGAATAGAGTTAATTATATTAATTATAAAAAAAGCAGAATGTTAGATGACATTAGAAAAATGTTGGAGTATGAAGAATGAAAACCTTAGATTTAGGATGTGGAATCTTTCCTAGAAATCCATTTAATGCTGAAGAAGTTTATGGAATAGACATAGCAGATATTCAAGAAACAGAATATTTTAAATCAGTTGATTTAAATATTAATCCAATTCCATATCCAGATGACTATTTTGATTATGTAACAGCATTTGATTTTTTAGAGCATGTTCCTAGAATAATTTATATAGATGGAAAAATAAGAAATTCTTTTATAGAAGTTATGAACGAAATTTGGAGAGTATTAAAACCAGGTGGTACATTCTTAGCCTGTACGCCACATTCAGAATATCCAGATGCTGCCTATTCTGACCCAACCCATGTTAATATTATTACAAAAAACACTGTAGGGTATTTCACTACTAATGTTGAACCTTTAGGAAGGCTTTATGGATTTAAAGGCAACTTTGAGTTAGTAAAACAATTACAGCATCCACAAATTAAATATTGGTTGGTATGGGAACTAAAGGCTAACAAATGAATAAGGTATTGATAACTGGCGTAGCAGGATTTATGGGGAGCCACCTTGCTGACGAATTTTTAAAACGTGGATACAAGGTTGTTGGTATTGACAATCTTATTGGTGGATACAAAGAAAATGTTCCAGATGGTGTAGAGTTTTGGGAACTTGACCTTAATGATTTAGATTCTCTTCACGAACCATTTACAGGGGTTGACCTAGTTGTTCATACTGCTTGTACTGCTTATGAAGGGTTATCTGTATTTTCTCCTGCTCTTATTACTCGCAATACCTCGCAAATTATTGCAACTGTTATGAGTGCCAGCATCAAGGCTGGTGTTAAAAAGGTTGTCCATATGTCTTCTATGGCTCGTTATGGAACCCAAGAAGTTGTTCCGTTTACAGAAGACCTTCTGCCATTGCCACAAGACCCATACGGTATTGCTAAGTATGCTGGAGAACTTTTGATTAAGAACCTTGCAGAAACACATGGCATGGATTATGTAATTCTTGTACCACACAACATCATTGGACCAAGACAAAAATATGATGACCCATTCAGAAACGTTGCATCTATTATGATTAACAGAATGCTTCAAGGTAAACAGCCTATTATTTATGGCGATGGAAAACAAATGAGATGTTTCTCTTTTATGCAAGATGTAATTAATCCATTAATGATTGCTTGCGAAACAGATGTTGCAAACGGAATGACTATCAATATTGGTCCAGATGAAGAGTTCGTAACAATTATTGAACTTGCAGAAAAACTTGCAAAGATTCTAGATTTTGATTTAGACCCAATCTTTATGCCTGGAAGACCACAGGAAGTAAAACATGCAAACTGTTCTGCTAATAAGGCAAGAGAGATTCTTGGATATAAAACCTCTACAACTTTAGAAGAAGGTTTGACCGAACTTGTTAATTGGATTAAAGATAAAGGAGCCAAACCTTTTAATTATCATTTGCCTATTGAGTTTATTACAGAAAAAACTCCAAAAACATGGACAGACAAATTGATGTAATTATTCTTCTTTGGTTTTTTGTTTAACTAAAGACAGCATTCTTTCTGGCGTTGAGGCAGAATAATATAGCCAGTAAAGTTCTATATTACGAAGATGGTTAAAATTAAATCCGTCATCATGTATCTGAGTATCGTGTCCTAGACAATAGATATATCCATCATGCTTGACTATCTTATTACCCTTGATGATTGTGTGTGCTAATTCAAATGCTGAGTCTTCTCCACCCCATTGAATAAACTTTTCATCCATACCGCCAACAGACCACCACGCTTCTGGAGTGCAAACATAAATGCCACCATTGGCTTCTGTATATAATGTATGTTTAAGTAATTTAATATCAGCACCATCAATGATTTTATTAGTCATCTCCTTGTCAAAATACTTACAAAGTCTGTAAGGATTATGAACCATGTAGTCTTTTTGGCAATCATTTATTGCTTCTAATAAAGGTTGAATTTCGGGTATAGTATCACCGTCATTAATTATAATAACGTCACAGTGAGCCTCCTGTGCCCTTTTTACACCATCATTTCTGCTACCTGCAGCATTCCAGTATTCCCCTGGTCTATCTGAATAAAATATTTCAATGTCTGGTAAATTAGTTTGATACCAATCTAGGACCATATCTAATGGTTTTAGTCTACTTGGAGTTGGTCTCCATGGGATTACCAAACCAAGTTTCATTCATCTTCGCCTTCTAAAATTGCTAAGATACTTACTGTATATAAAGATAAATAGTCATCACCATCGTGTTTAAATTTCATTGTGCCACCAGGATTAAACATAATCTTGTCTCCAACTTTAACTTCCATTGGAACACGGACACCAGATTTCAGTTGTCTTCCTTCACCAACAGCATAGACTGTGCCAATGTTTTTAGGTTGGTCTGTTTCATTCTTGATAATAAGCAGACCACTTTTAGTCTGTTCTGGTTCAGATTCTTTTTTATCTAATTTAATAATTACGATATCTTCAGGTGCTTTAATCATTCTATTCCTTTTCAAAGGCTAGGCGTGTGATTTCTTCGGATGCAAGTAGCACTGCGATAGGGGCTAGTGCTGTAATGGCTACACCAATCCATGCACGGAAATCAACAAGACTTCCGTTCCAAAAACTTAGTGTGTGTGCTACGTTAGCGACAACTGACATAGCCGCAAAGCCTGTTAGTCCTAGTAGTGTTCTCCATGTGGATTCGCCACGAGCCTTAAATACCACAAGTGAAATAGTATATGCAAGAATAGCAGCATCAATAAATAATGCTGGTAGCCATTGCAATACTACTGGAAGCCCTGTCCATGCAGACACTTCATAAATACCGCTAAAAGAAACAGTAAAGGATGTAACCATCAATAGTGACACAAGGGCAACAGCAGTATAAAGAACTGGCAAGGCATCTGGATTGATACGCTTGGATTTCTTTTTTAGTATAGGTTGCTCAACAGGTTCTTCCTGTTTAATTGTTTCGGGAAACTCAACACGCTTGTTAAAGTTTCCACCCTGAATATCCCATTCTGTTTGATTACTCATATATATATTATACCCTATTTATCCCACTCATCGTCTAAGACAAGTAATGCAATAATTGCATAGTTTGCCATGTCAAGAAAAGAATCCCTAAGACTTTCATTTTCGGGGGTAGCACCAGAATCATAAAGATTGTTAATGCGAGCCAACTTGTCATGGATGCGTACTCTAAGTCCATTCAATGCTCCTCCTGGACTACCAGAAATATTCTTTGGTCCATAATCCATGTGTTTACGAAGCAATAGTCTTTCTGCTTCAATGTATTTACTTGATACAGCCTTTTCAAATGGTGACTGTTCCATTAGTTTTTCTATTACTGCTGGTGTTACTTCTGTTTCTTTTTGCATTAGTACTCCTTATGTTCTATTCCGTGCTTGTCATCCACATATTTGTGAATCTTGCGAAGCGTTCTAGCCTTTGTAAATAGGTATACGCCAAGTGCAAATACTGCATTCCAAAAGAATTCAGCAATGATATGATTTATTCCAAACACTACTTCTAATAGGTCATGTTCCATTAGTTCTCTCCCTCGCAATGCATAATTGCTTCTTGCTCTGTTTGATATTTATCCCAACAATTATTGCTATAAACATTTGGATGAAGCAACATCCATGTTATTGCTGTAACACTTCCAATTATTGTAAGTATTACCAATAAAACAATTGTTTTATTACTTAGATGTTTGGTCATTTAACAACCATTCTACTAATTTTGGATTGTCTTTGAATACCGCCAGCAATCCAGTTTCATACATAGCAATAAAGTAGTGCTCCCAACATTCGAAGTCATCTTCTCTACTTGGTCTTGGCATACCGTCATTATTCATTCTAATAGCATGTAGAATTTCGTGAAGTAGAGTAATCTTTTCCTTACCGCCAGCAAGTTCCGAACTAACAACGATTAGATTTCTACGGTCAAGTGTATATCCATATGCCCCATCGTCAAGCATACCATCTTCTTTTGGGTCACGCTGAACTATATCAAATTTTTGTGGTCCAACTTTTACTGATTTAATCATCTGTGCTTCCTAACTATCTCGATTGCCTGTTTAATTCCAGCCAAAACTCCTGGAGCATAATGCTCTTTATTTTTACTTATATCCTTTTGAAGTGCAGCAATAATTACCTTACGCTGCTCATTTATTGCTTTCTTGCTACCCACTCTAAATCCTTCTGCCCAACCTGCGTTGTAGCCATTTTCATACTTGCTTGTAAATAGTTTTCTCATATGTCTATTTTACAGGTAAAATGGCTATTTGTCAAGAAGGATGGCTAATTTGCCTTCTGTGAGTATGCCCTTGTGGAAAACTTCCTTGCCATCTACAATGGCGATAAAGGCTGGAACGCCAGTAATGGCATGTTCCTGGAAAACGCTTACATCTTTGTCAGCATCATACTTAGTATAAATAATGTCAGGATTATCACTAAGAAACTTATCTAACACTGGCTGCATCTGTTTGCATGGTTGACACCAAACTGCACTAAAATGAATTAACTCTCTCATTTACTTCTTTCTTAAACTAGATAACTTATGTCCAACAAGTGTATCTGTTGGCTTACCGTCTTGATATACCCTAACAACTGCGGCAGGTTCGTCAGGAGTTCCTGTTACTGTAAAATCTGAATTAGGCACATTGTATTTACCATTAGTAATAATCCTGGTAATCTTACCTGTTGCTGTACCGCCAGAAGAATTCCAAGAAACCATATCTCCTACACCTGCACCCTTAGACATAATTGTTTCATGTCTAGAATAATCTTTACCAAAATCAGCAAACAAAGCCTTATCGGATTCTCTATTTACGATTGCACGACTCCATGAGAAACCTGCATCACCGCCCCAAGCGTCCCACATAATTCTTCCGTTGCTAGGATTGCTTGTGTTATTAAAGTCCTTACCCTTTTTGTCTACCTCATGTCTGGAGAAGAAGGAATACATTCGTTTGACCACGCTTAATGATAGTGAACGACCTGCTACAATATCTCTTGCTCTACCCCAACCAACTGGAGTTCCTGCACCTGTAGCCTTGCCCTGTTCTTTCCAACGTATAGCACGAGCAGCAGCAGCCTTCATTCCAGCAGTTGGAGCATATCCAGCCTTTTCTACATCGTCTTCCATCTCGTCATCTTCTTCTTCAAATTCCATTTCAAGGTCTGGAATTTTTTCTGCGTCAGACATTAACATACCAATTGAATATGCTGTTGCTTCCCAGATTTCTTCGTCTTGCTCAAAAACTCTTACAGCCATTGCTGGATTTTCTGGTGTAGATTGGATAGCATACTCTGTGCCTGGAATACCATACACGCCACCCTCAGTCATAACATGCTCAACCATACCAACAACCATTCCTTCGGTTGTCATACCCCTAACAAAATCTCCCTCTACAATTCCTTCACCCTTATACATAGCACTAATTGCTGTGCCACTTGTAGAGAATGCACCAGATGCATTTGCACCATTGCCACCACCCAATTTTCTTTTTGGTTTACGAATTTTCATTTTACCCTTTTGCTGTGGTGCAGTTTTCATTCCAGATGGTGTCTTAACACCGATGTTTGGATATGTTGGGTCAGGCGTTGATGATGGATTAACATTATTGTCTGCCTTATCTGCTTCTGCAGCGTACAAAGCACGAACCTGTGCTGTTGCTTCTGCTTCTGTCTTGTGGCATCCCATTACTTTGCCACCCTCTTTTACTACTGGATAACCTGAGCATCCATTTGAGCCTTGTGCTCCTACTGAATAAGGCATTAGTCTTCCATCTCCATTTCTGTTTCCATGCTTGCACGAAGTTGCCAGCAAATCTTTTGTGATGCAGTCTGACGGTCAGCAAGGAAGTTTGCCAAACCAAACTGTTTTTCATTGTTAGCCATTTCACCAACAACAATAAGTTCTTCAATATGCTTTTCAATTGTGTTATATAAATCTTCAATCATTGGCTCTGGGTCTCCAACAATAACTGGTTCGCTAATATTCATTAGGTCAAAGAAATCTACAAGTCTATATGGGGCATATGACTTTAACATGCGTAACCATTCCGCATAAGTGTCTGTGGCACCATCATAGTCCTGATAAATCTCTCCAAAGAATTCGTGCAATTGTGCAAAATCATCTGATTCCACATTCCAGTGATATCCGTGTGCTTTAAATTTAATAGCGATATTGTTCGCCAATAGCAGTCTTAGTGCTGATAGTAATTGTTCCATCTAATCATTATACCATATCTAGTAGATGGGCAGTTTATCGTCATGCCCAGGACTTCCGACTTACTTAATAGTAATAGTCTTAGGCTTCTTTTCCTCTGGAACATTGATAACTAAATCAATAGTCAGAATACCGTGCTTCAGTTCAGCCTTAGCGACCTCAGCGTATTCTGGCAGGGTAAAAGAACGAGTGAACTTACGACCAGCAATACCCTTGTAGATATAACGAATATCCTCTGGTAGTTCTTTGTCTTCTTTTGTTTCACCAGCAACAGTCAAAACATTCTTGTCTGTTGTAATTGTAACGTCATCCTTTTCAAATCCAGCAAGTGCGAATTCAATATACCATTCGTTCTTACTTTCTGAATGAATTACATTGTATGGTGGGTATGTAGAGCCAACCTTATGGATGGCTGGTGTTGCAATCATCTTCTCAAATTCCTGAGCAAGTGTTGCAAATGGGTCTGTATAGATTACCATTTATATCATCTCCTTGTTAAGCGAGTTATTTTGTACCCCCAATTTGGCAGGTACATATATATTATAGCAAAAAAGGACAGATTTTGCAACCTGCCCTCTAATGCTTATTAAGATTACTTCTTTGTAGTAGTCTTCTTTGTTGCTGGCTTTGTTTCAGTTTTAACAGTTGACTTTGCAGAAGTCTTTACAGACTTAACTGGAGCCTTAACTGTCTTAACATCTTTAAGAGCCTCTGCTACAACTTCAGCAGATGGAACAATGCCGAATGCCTTGTCCTTTGGATTTACTGCTCTAACTGCAACTGGTAGCAATGCAGCAACCAATGACCAAGCAAGGGTCTTTGGGTCTGTAACGCCAGCCAAGTATAGTGCGGCTACAGCAGATAGGATGCTACGCAAATATGATGCAAGCAGTGCCTTTAGTTGAGTTGTACTCATTTTGTTTCTCCTTATTTAGTGCCTAGTTATTAGGCGTTTCATTATTCTTAGGCAAGACTAACTTTAGTTTGTCGTATGCTTCAGAAATTCTTTTTAGAATATCTGTATGGGCTGTATCACCTAAAACCATTCCAAATGTTTTAACCCACTGAAATTCAGGTTCAACCTTTTCATCAAATTCAGCAAGTGCTTTTTGAACTTCTTCAATATAACTGAAAGCCCAGTCACGAGAATCTGAAACAAATTTTAAAAATCCATCTGTCTCTTGCAATTTTAGATTCTCTATTTCTTGATAAAGTTCTTTGACTTTTCTTTCAAGCATTCCTGCATCTGAAAGTACTTGCATGTGCATTTGAGCAAGGATGGCAAAATTTCTTTTTATTTTAAAGTTTCTATAAACAAAATAAAATACTGTAAAAATTAAAAATGCTATTACGATTATCTCTATCCAATTATTCATTGACCGAATCCCTAACTACAAATACAACTGCACCAAGATTTTCCAATGTTTTTTTAACATCATTAATATATTTTACTATTGGTTCCATCTCTTCTTTAGATAGACCTTCTATATCTTTAGGGTCTATAACCAATGTAATGAAATTATCTGCATCGTACAATACAACGCCAAAATTCTTTGGTGCAATAATTTCTTTAAAGGCTGTTGCCATTTCTAACGTATACATCAAAATTCCTTATCTATTGTTAAATCTGACCAAGTATTTCCCCAGTCTTCTTTTGTTTTATGCTTATTAAATTCTCTAGATATCTTACCTTTTTCTAGGTAAATACCGCCCCAAACTCCATAAGCCTTTTGTGTTACACCAGTTGCAAAACAAGTTCTAGCAACAGGACAAATGGAGCATAGTGAATCTATTTCTTTTCTTACCGATACATCTTCTTCATAAGTATCAAAGAATAGATTTATATCGTCACCTTTACAGATGGCTTCATCTTTCCAATTTTCATTTGGCATTCTTCTTCACCAAATTGGCAGGTATGTTCCAGCCATCCTCATTTACATCAAAGCGGTTAGCAGTAAACCACTCACCCTTGATGAATTTGGCATTCGGTTTCATCCAAGCCATATCAGACTTTCTCAGTTCTACAACTGTCCAGCCATCCCACGATAGAAACTTATTGTTTTCTACAATTGCTTCCATCTTCTCTAGTGATTTAATTAACATAATCACCCTTTCGTTTAATAACGATATACTCCAACTTCAACATCTTTGGCTTCTGCCAAATCAACTAATGATGAAACTGGTTCTTTTGGTTTACTAAAGTAAGCAAAGTATCCAATACTGTGAATATTATCTTTAATCCAGGTTGGTGGAACTTTAATTACTTTATTTTTGATACCCCTGGCTTTAAGTCCTCGTTCAGAAACATTTGAAAACTCTGTTGCCATCTGGTTTATTCTAAGCGGACCAGCAGAAGCAATAATGAAATCAGTATCTCCTTCGGGTAGGCTTGACAAAGCCACCCCCATTGCTCTTAGGAATACATTGTAATCGTTAAAATTAGATGTCCCCTGTACTGCCACTATCATAACTTTTTCCTTCTGTTAGTTTACTTACAATAAATTGTATCTTATCTAATTCTACACTATCCATGCTGTGCGTGTCAACTATTTTTTTAGTATTGTCTAGAATTTTTTTATTAAATATTTCTGCCTGATACAAGGCATTCTTTTCAATCCAATATGCCATACCGTCAATAGAGATAATGCGAGTCAAAACATTTTCCTTAAAGTGGTTATATGATTGATTGTGTTCTGCGGCTTTCTTTTCCTTTATATAACGCTGTATCTCATTATGTCTAATTAATTCATTTAAATAGGATTGACCAAAGTTTGGTTTAAAGTTTTTTTCTATGGCAGGTTGTCTTTTCATAAGAGTACCAAAAATGCCCACAATAACTAGGGTAAAAATAGACCCAAGCATGAATTCCATAATCATCACCTATTTAATTATACTATATGGATTCATCAAATTTAAGCCAGTTTTCTTTTGCTTTTTGCCAAGAAAATGTGGCATCAATGTCTGCTTTTTGTTTAGAATAGTCGTAACCATTAGTTTTGATACTTCTAATAGCCTTAGTTAGTTCTTCTGCATACCGTTCTGGTGTAAGGTCCGCAAATGGAATCATAGTTCCATGCCCCATAGATGTTTCTGGTAGTGCCCCAAGGTCTGTATGAACAGAATAACATCCAGCAGATAAGGCTTCCATTTGTGTTAAACAAGATGTTTCTGGATAAATTGATGGATAAGCATGTACATGTGCTTCTGCCATAAATCTATACACTGTTTTTCGTGGAGTCTGTCCATAAAAATTTATTCTAGGGTCATCAATTACTTTAGGGTCAAATCCATGTGGTAAATCTGGATAAAAATTATTGAATATATTTATTTCAAAATCTTCATCAACTAGTGGAATTGTTTTTAGTAATATGTCCAACCCACGGTCTTTATTGGAAGCATGAATAAGTTTTACCTTATTGATATCTTCAAATTTTTGCGAAACTGGAATAATAGAATTAATTGCATTTGGAATAACAATTATTTTATTTAAATCAAAATCTAAATCTTTTGCTATTTCTTTTTTAGCGTATTCAGAAACGCTTACTATATATTTAATGCTGTTTTTAATTAATTTATTCTGTAAAACTTGTTTTAGTTCTGGTCTAAATTGACTAATTGTATTATGTATCCACAAAATAGTTTCTTTACCGTCTGTTCCCCAAGTTCTTAAATCTGGAAAATGTCCTGGCAAAATGACACAATGATATTTTTGTATATTTTTCATTTCTGGCAATATATTTGCAATAAATCCTCTTGCCATTATTTCTGTACCACCATAAAATGTTTCATTATATCTAAAAATACTATCGTTTGTCATTCAACAACTCCCTAAAATCATTTATCTGATAAGCAAATTGGTTCATTGCTTCCTGTGCCTTCTCATTATTCAGAATACCTTCGTAGTGATGGGCACAGAAAAGCAAATCGCCTGTTGTTCCTAATGCTTGAACATAAGCCTGTGAGCCACAAGCATCACATCTATCAAATGCAGATAGTGTATCTGTGCTATTTATTTGTTCAATTAGGTTATTTATCATTTGAGTAAAATCCTCCACCATTAAACTTAACTGCACCAATAGAATATACCTTGTTCATTGGTGTGTTGCAAGTTTTGCATAAAAATTCTTTTCCAGCATCTTCAAAAGTTCTGGTCTCTTTATCAATCTTGCTACATGTTGGGCATTTAAAGGTGTATTCTGGCATTTTACTTTCCGTCTAGTTTTGCAAATAGGTCAGCAAGTTTAGAGATATCAGCAGATACCAAATCCTTAACTGTTCCATAAGTGACGTGCAAATGTGCCCCAGTACTTGCGGTACCGCTAGGTGTGTCTTTGCCACCACCAACTTCACCAACTACAGTAACACCTGCTTCAACCTTGTCTCCCTGCTTTAGCGGAGATGGCTTTGCCAAGTGTGCATATAGAATGAAGTGACCATCATAGGTTGATTGAATTAGGATATTTCCTAGAACATCAGTCCACTTGGTTTCCATGACTGTTCCACCAGTAATAGCCTTAATTGGGCTGTGTGAAGGAACTGACCAGTCTACACCACGGTGTGGGTGCTTGCGGTAACTAGCCATGTTCTTGAACCCATCTCCACGCTTTGCTTTAGGAAATGGTTCTTTATAAATTGCTTCTGGCATATTAATACTTCCTTTCAAGATGTATTCTATGATTATGTCATAGTAATTCTATTATACCACTGACATTTGGAGCCACCTAACAGATTTGAACTGTTGACCTCCATATTACAAGTATGGCACTCTACCGCTGAGTTAAGGTGGCATGTCCCTTGCGATAGCAACGAAATACTATCCGTAGTTACCAGAGTGACGAGGGACCAATCACTCACAGCGTCTCTAGTGGGACTTGAACCCACGACCCCTCGGCTGACAACCGAGTGCTCTAACCACTGAGCCATAGAGACAAACGTAATCTATTTCCAACAGTTCTTGCAAGTGGGGTAGCCCTAGAGCATCCCAACTGCCGAAACAGATTACTTGATAGAGAGAAGCATTGGAGGGCTTATATGCCCAGTACTCTGGGTGACTCCATAGTGTGCATCATCTATCCGCTGCTCCACTTGGACTCGAACCAAGAACTCCCTGATTAACAGTCAGGCACTCTGCCAATTGAGTTATAGAGCAAT